CGTAAAAGAACCTGCTGTTGTAGCATCAACCGTATTGGTGATGTTGCAATAGATTGTTCTTGCGGTATCTGTATATTGAACAGAAGCAGGGGCGGTAGTGCCGCTTTGAGTCTGAACAACTAGAGTGGTTAGCGTTACGTTGTGTTCAACAACCGTTGTACCACCATCAAGTATCTCATCCGTTACCGCAGCTACAATCTGTGCGCCAGAACTAGATGTCCCTACTTCATAACCAATGTCACCTGTACCAATAACAGGAGATGTATCACAGAAAATTTTAATATCTGTGATAATTGTATTTGCAGGTTGCGAAAATTCACCAATAGTAGGGCTATCACCAGCAGTGGTATTGACCGTTACGCCCGTAGCGTATCCAACGTGTTTAATATACTTCCCTGTTACAATTCCAGTAGAAGCTATATCAACTACATCAGTAACTGCGCCAGTAGACGTATTTTTTGAGATTACTTTGAACCCATCTTCAGAACGAACTGGGCCTTTGAAGGTCGTATTAGCCATGTATGTCTCCTGTCTTGGCTAGTGTCAGATTCTTGCAAACCTGTCAGGAAAGTATGGGGCTACCCGAAGATAGCCCATACCGTTTCTTTTTAGCTAGATCCGGGGGAACCAAAAATTCCGAGTGGATCGCTTACCCCAAAGGAGTAACGCTCTCTAGCTTTATATCTCACATTACCAGTATCAAAGTCACCGTCCATAGAGTTGGCTAGTGCTTGACGCTCGAAATGCTTCATGCCGTTAGGAACATCAGTAATCAAGAACCACGCATTTGTATCCGTGAGATAGTGATTCACTGAGTATCCTTCTGGAATGCTGCCATTAGTATATATGGCATTGATATCGTTGTCTGCTGTTCCGACACGACCTTCTGTTTGCAGAATTCTCGTAGCCGTAAACATCAACGCTGGAGGAACGATCAGCTTTCTAGGTCTTGCAGCAATTAGCAAACCACGCTCATCAGTCCATGCAGCGATAGCAATGATTGCAGATTCTAGTGACGTTTCGTTCAAGTCCGTTCCCGTTACAGGCCGGTTATTGTTTTTGCCACCACTAACTAGAGGGTGTCCGTCACCACCAGTTACTCCATCACCAGACGCAGTGAACAAGTTCACGCCGTCACCAGATTGGAATGAATTGGTGAATCCATTGTTTAGAGGAGAAGCAGCTTTAACTTGCTTGGTGTACGCCATCGCTCTAGCAAGAGCTTTGGTGTATCTCGCAGATAGCGAGTCATACAAATTATCTTCCATCGCCTCTTCGGTAATTGCAAATCCCATCGCGATTGTTTCGTGATTGAACCTTGCTGTGAAAGCCTCTTGTGCTGCATCGTAGGTGATTGCCTCACCCTCTCCCTTGACGGGCGCAGAACCAAAGCCTGACAGTTTTACCTCTTCCTCGAAGCTACGATCAGATGATTCAGTTTCGTAAATCATCGTGTGCTCGTCTTCGTATTTCTCATACTCCAAACCAAAAAGAGCATTAAGCCCCGGCAGGAGTTCTTTAAGCATTTGCGCTCTTGAAATTGCCATTTCTTAAATCTCCTTAAACGCCAGTTGTGTTTCTGTACTGATGCCCAGCATTGAAAATGAACAACGCATCGGTAAAAGAATCACCAATTGAACTTTCTGGCCCATCATAAAAATCATAGATTCTTAGTGGGAGTGTGTTTGTTGTTGCAACAGAATCTGCGTCAACCGCATTCTTGCTGTTACCAATACTGGTAGATCCACCAGTTTGGATAACATCAAAGTTTGCTCCAATTGCCGTTTGAGCAATTGAGCCATCTGCTTGCATTAAGAAAACCACATCTGGATCAGTCAATACATAAGCAAAAATATCGCTCGCAGCAGTAGATGCTGGGAAGTATTGATTGAACGTTAGTTGGTTCGTGCTTGGATCAGTGTACTTCACCCCTAGAAAAATACCTACAGAGGTAAGGGTAGAAGTGCCTGTGTCCTTTTCGACAGTCCCACCGGAAACTAACTTAACGAAGTCTCCGTTGAAAATGTCTGTACCATAGCCACTGGCAATTTTGATGTGCTGAACTTTTCCGGTGAAGGAACCGCTTGCGCTCATCGTATTGACAGGTCTAGCTCCAAAAGGTGCAGCTGTACTAGCCATTATTTATTTCCTTACAAATCAAAAGTTTATTATTTACCGAACTTGCTGACTCGTGAGGTTCTCTCTGGTTGCAACAAAGGCATTCGAGAGTCGCCTTCTCGTAAGTAGTTTCGGTCTACACTTTCCATCTGTTGCGATGCTACGTCTTCGTAATAACGCTGTCGTGATTCCGCAACTTCCCGTGGAGCCTTACAAAGCAACAATCCACCTATATGCACACACCCCGGATACTTACTATTCTCATCCGCTACAACTTCAAGCTCGGGATGATCTTCGATTCTGCATGGCTCCCAGCCTTCCCTAAATCTCATAGAGACATTAGTGGCATCAGACTGACCTTGCATATCTGTTCTGATATATCGAAAAACATATCCGTCTTGTGGTATTGGATCAGGTAGAAGTGTCGGCGGTACAAAGCTCTTAGGTCTTTCGCTTTCGCTTCGTGTCTCCGTTTCTCTTGGTGCTCTTTCTTCAGACATCTTAATTCCCCATTTGTTGACGAGCATATTGCTCTGGTGTAATTCCTAATCGTTTGCACAAAGCTATTTGAGAACTGTTGAGCTTCACTTGACGCTTACCCCCGCTGGTTCTCTGTGCCGATGCTACGACAGTGTTGGGTTTGCTTGACGTATCTTCTGCCTGTTGCTGTTCTTCTACGCCAAATGCCTTTGGAAAAGACTTTCTCAACGCCTGATCTATTGCCTCAAAGTATTGTGGAGAGTTTCTCTCTACTCCTCTTTTGGACAACATCTCATCTAGCCCGTAAGCAAATCCTGTGACTGCTTCATTACCGGGTGCGCCGAACCAAGTATTATTTGCCAGCCAAGTCTGGAGCCTTGGATCTAGCGGTTGTTGCGATGGCTGCTCCACCGATTCTGGAGCTTGCTGCTCCGTAGACGGCTGCTGCATTTGGGGTTGATAGTTATCTATATAAGCTCTATCTGCCTGTACCCTTGCAAGCTGCTCTTGAGCAGCAACCATTCCATCTGTATCCCCATCCTCATGGGCTTTTTTATATCTTTCTCTTGCAGACTCTAATTCTGCTTGCGTTCTTGTCTGAACACTTTGTAGAAGAGCTTGTTCACTCTGACCAACCAAACCCTGCAATCTGCTGTTCTCATCTTGGGCTTTTTTAGCAAAAGCAATAGCTTCTTCTTTTAATCTCTCAGCTGCTTCTTTTTCTCGACGCTGCTGATGATATTCGTATTTCAGACGATTGATTCTTTTCTTAACAGTCTCGTCTTGAGTTTGAATCTCTTCATCTATGTTGAATGGCTCAACATTTTCTCTGACGGGGCGACGATCCTCTTCGGGAGTATCATCCACCGCTATGACTTCTATCTCCTCTTGGGGAGATATTATTTGTTCGTTTTCTTCGTATGCTGCCTCAGACACGTTTAATACCTCTTGGATCTTGTACTACCGCTTCGGGTGTATCGTCATTAATTAATCGAAACTCTTTTCCATGAATGCTAATTCTGGTTCCGCTGTATGATCTCATTAATACGAAATCACCTTCTTTACACCACGGCCCCGTAGGAAATCGCTTTTCGTCTTTATAACAATCTGGCCCCATAGCTATTACAAAACCAACAATAGAAGCTACTTCTTCTATCTCTAATGTTGACTTTGCTTTTAGTATCCCTCCTTCCGTTTTCTCCTCGATCTCAGGCAATCCAATAAGTATATGATACCCTGTCGGCACTGGAAGCTGTGAAGCTACTTCTGCCTCACCTTCATCCTCCTTGCCAATGGATCTGATATCCACTGCTTTATCCGTCATATTTCCTCTCTGCAACACTTAATGGGAAGTGTAGAACCCTTGTACCCTGCTGGTACTATTCTTCTGAAAAGACTTTCTCTGCTACAGTCTTAATCTCCAAGACAGACTTCTGTATGCCTTCGATCTGTCCTCTGCACTGAGAATACTCCTCAAAAGACTTAACCGATCCAGAAACAAGCTTGTCTATCGCAGCTTGCTCTAAGTCGTTTAAACGTGACAATATCAAATCAACAAACTGCGGGTCAACAAAATTAGGCATCTCGTTTAGGGTTCACTATTGTTTCTGCTATCTTGCGACCAATCTCTGCGCCCTTGCTCTTCTCTAACATACGTTGTCTTTCTAATCTTTCATCTCGATCATTAGTTGACCCAACAATGTTAGCTCCGATCTCTGCACCCGCAATCTTCTCAGCACTATCTATCTTCATCTTTGTTTGTTCTTTTTGCGCTTCGATCTTAAGTAGTTCAAGCATTTGACGCATTTCTGCCCTAGCTTGATCCTGCGCTATCTTAGCTGCCTGATTCTGAACTCTCTGCTGATCTACTTGAGCTTTGCTTGCTGCCTCTTGCTCTTCTAATGCAAGCTCACGCTGCTTCAGCTGCAATACAGGATCTTGTGCTTGCGCTGCCTGTTGTTGTTGCTGCGCCTCTGCCTGATTCATATTGAGAAGCTGCTCCGCTGCTTGCGCTACAAGAGAAGAAAGCTTTGCTTCCACTTGTGGGGGAAGTTCTACATCGGCTGCAGGAAGCTCTATACCAAGCTGCTTTTCTATCTCTATGCGATACTGGAATGCCAAGTGCTCTGCAATATGCGCAGACACAGCACCCATGATTGCCTGTTGGTTTGGAGCTTGAGCCATGAGTTCCATGATCTTCGGATCTCGCATACCAGCCAAGTGAGTCTGTATATGGGCTTCGTGATCTTGATAAGCAAATGCTTTTGCTGGCTTGCCATTGATGAAGTCCATGTTTTCTGTGACAGGATCTTTCGGCGTGAACTGGTCTTCTTCTGGAACCAACGTTTCTGGATCTCTTATGCCTAATACTTCTAGCATTTGTCTGTGCAAAGCTGGCAGGTCATAAAGTTGTGGAGCCTGTTGTGCCAACTGCAATGCTGCCTGATACTGCATGATCCTTTGGGACATAGTAGAAGCATTCGGATTGGCTACGGGTATAACATCTATCTGATCACTAAAGTCCTGCACTATGTCATCTCTATCTCCATATGGCTGATAGGGATATTCTGATGGGCCAAAGTCTTTAACTATCCTAGATATAAGACGAAGCTCATTCTTCATGGCTGCGTGTAGTCTAGCCTGTATAGCAGACATTACTTTCATGTTACGTTCTATTAACGCCAGTGTAGTTCCAACTGGTGCTTGAGAATTCATATCCGCTGCCTTTACATCTGCCATAGATGCGAAGCGACGAGCCTCCTCTACAAGATTGCCAAGTAACTGATAAAGAGTGCCACTAGGTTCTTTGTATGGTAAGAACGATATGTTTTCTTTGATCGACCCACCGGGAACATCTACATCTCTAAACTCTCCCGGCATGATAGGAGTATCGTCTGCGATAATGCGCATACCCCTTGTCTTCAAACCGCCGGGAAGATTTGCCAATGTTCCAGCATCAATCAACTGTCTAAGGATTGAGGTTGATGACTTTACTAGACCGCCTATTAGGTGAACCAACCCCAATCCATAAAACCCTAAACCGGGAATATATTCGTAGTGTATGAAATGATCTCGTCTTCTCTTGAGCGGATCTTCTTCTAAAAAGTTTCTACGAATAGATAATACTTGCGCAGAACCTTTATCCACTGTTACGACATACGGAACCGCTATGCCTGTAGCTTGCCCATCCTGCATATCCTCAAACCCTTCTATATCGAGATCCACCTGTATCTCCAGAAGAGTGTGGACAGTTTCGCTTTTCAGATACGAACCCATCGAGCTATACGATAGGTTCTCTCCCACGATCTCAGCTTTCTTTTCTTTCACTGGATCGATGTAGGCTTCTGCGCCATTTAGTTCTACGTCACGATAGAATCCTGATACTTGCAGCTTTCTTATTTCGTTAGCAGACTTGCGCATACGATGCGTCATACGGCTTAGTGTCTTAATATCTGTAGCCCCGTTGTAGACAACAACATCTTCTGCCGGGATAAACATCGAACAAGGTCTACCCATATTCGGATCGTAGTA